TTATTATTAGCTTACGCGCCGAGGATATTGTCCACGCGGAAGATACGATAGTACTGGTTAGTTTTAGCAGCTGCCAGTCCATCGGCTGGATTTGCACCAACGAATGGGTTTGAGACCATGCCGTAGCGAGTCTTAAAGCCAATCTTCGGCTGGAAGGTATCCTCACCGACCGCGCGTACCATTGTCAATGGAACGTATGGGCAATAGAAGAGACCTGCGTCGTATGGGTTAGTTCCTTTGTAACCAACGTTGACATAATCAGCGACTGCATACGGGTCAATGTAGACGCGCATACGACCGTTGAGTACACCAGCAAATGTGTTGCCAGTATCGTCGACGTTCAATGAAGTGTTCATTGCTGGAGCGTAGTCAAGCATACCTGAAGCGGCAAGTGCTGAAGCTACGTCAGATGAACAGATCATGAAGTTACCTTTACCGCGACGTGTTTCTTTCGCGATTGTATTGGCTTCACGCTCGATCTGTACGATCAAACCCTTGAACTTTTCAACTGACCAACGGCCATCAGCGTCTGTCTGAAGGTCGAAGATACCATTGATTGCAGTGTTGGTTGTACCAGCACCGGTTTTGGCTTGTGAGTTGATTGTACGAACAACTTCACGGTTGATTTCAGCCATGATCTCAGTTGACAGAATGTTAGCCAACTCAGTTTCAGCGTCAAGACCATGAATTGCTTTAAGGTCTTGGGCCAATTCCAAGCTGTATTCTGCTTTCAGAGCACGTGACTTAGCAGTCACAGTGGCCTTATCAATGGTGAAGCCCATTTCAGCAAATGCTTCGCCACCGGCTTCGCCGAGTGATTCAGCTTCTGCTGTTGTGTATGGATCGATCAGTGATGCAGGATCGTTACGCTGGTCATCGATTGTTGAGTCAGCGTCAGTGTCTGATACACCGTCGAGGCCTGATGGTCCACCGGCTGGTGAAGAGGCTGTTGATGAGTCACCTGAGAAGTTAGCAAGTGGCTCGTTAAACAGTGCTTCTGTATCGACATTTGCACCAGCTTTGGTTGTCTTATAGCGTGACTTCATTGCGAAGATCAAGCCAGTTGGACCTGACATTGGCTGAACACCACAGATGTCGTATGCCATCAAGTTTGGCATTGCACGACGAACAAGAGCGATCAGGATCGGGTTCCAGTTGTCGGCTGCGCCACCAGAGGCGACTGTACCGGCGCCTGCTGCGTTAGTTGGGGCTTCCATGAGTGACTGCTCACGGAGAGCCAACTCTTGGTTTTCGAGGATTGCTGCAGTTACAGCTTTACGATGTGCGTCTTTAATGGTACCAGCTGACTCTTCGTTCAGTACCGGTGCCCACTTTTCGATCAACTTATCGTATGATACGGTATTTGGCATCATTGTTTTGGACTCCTAATTATTTTTGAGTTTTCTTGATTGCGCTAAGGTACTGTTCCATTGCTGGTGAAGTTGTGACAGTGGTTTCACCATCGTCGTCTTCTTCAACAATGTCAGCTGATTCAGAAACCTTCTTTGTGAAGTATGATTCTTTAACGGTTTCAACTTTCTTAGAGAAAGTCTCTTCGTCTTCGAAATCAATATCTTCGACTAAAGATTTCAGTTTCTCAATTTGTGTTTCTGCAAGACCAGTCGCATGCTCACGGATGATAGCATCACGCTGCAATACTTCCAGCTTCTCTTGCATCTCGATACCACTTGCAATTGATGCATTGAGCTGACCTTCCAACTCATCTACAGTTTCTGCAAGTTCATCGACAATGTCCACTTTAGACTCAGGAACCTCGATATAAGACTCAGTAAACAGATCTTTCAAGCTGTTCATGAACTTTTCTGCGATTTCTGTTCTTAGGCCATTTTGGATAGCGACTTTGTTTTCGTCCATCCAATTCTCAACTACGTAGTTAAGATAGCTGTCGACTTTCTCAACGAGCTCAGCTTTAGTAGTAGCAACTTCTTCAGCCAATTCTTCGTTGTATTTCTCTTCGAGACGATCGATTTCTTCAGCAAGCTTTGACTTGATAGCTGCTTCGAAAATGACTTCTGCTTTTTCCTTGAACTCTTCAGACAATGTAGCTTCATCGGCAACCAGCGCATGTAGGTCATCTTTGAAATCTGCATTGTAATCAATTTCAGGAACTTCGGCGATTGATTCGTCAGACAAATCAGCATCTTCTGCCATCAATTTGCTGTACATACCAGCAAGATCTTCTTTCTTCATCTTACTAGCTTTCATGTACATAGCATTGATCATGCCTGCTTTTGTACCAGGCATCTTTGGCATTGGATCTTGCTTTGTGTTATCACCTTTACGCTTTGGTGCAGTCTTACCAGCTTTTTCAGCTTTATCTACTGATGCGATAGACTGTGCCTCTGCATTTTTAGGATCGTGAGCTTCTTCCACAACTTCGTCTGTTACTTCGTCATGGAGTTCAACTTCCTGATCTTCGATTTGATTTTCATCAGTCATAATTGACTCCTTACTTATTTAGTTTTGAGCAACGAGAGGAAATTCTTAAACTCACGAACCTGTGTCTCATAGAGATCAGCTCGCGGAGCTTTCTTAATTTCAGTCTCCATTTTTTCAATTGCTTGAGCTTCAATGATGCCGTTGTTCCATACCCATTCAACACCTTCCATAACCCCATTAACAAAAGCGCTAGGTGCAGATGGATCTTGAACAATATCTACTGCATTGAGTAGAAAGTCGTCTTTGACGTACATTGCGTCACCACGTCGTTCTAAGCTTCCCATACCACGAGTCGAGACGCCTAAGTTGACACCACCGTCGAGTAGACCTTGAACGATCTGACCCATTGGAGTTTCCAAAATAGTCGCCTTACCCACAACATCGTTTCCCTTCCAATTAAGTTTTTC